CGTAAGATGCTATAAAACCAAAACGATAAATATCCTTGTCAACCTGCAGCGTTGTTCCGCCTGCTCCCGCTCCTGAGTGGTCGTGTGTTGAAAGAGCGCCATTAGCGATGCCATCCAACTTTGTCTTGTCGGCACCGGACATAAGCCCAGCGTTTCCACCTGGAACGGCATTTGCAATGACATCCGTTCCTCCTGTTACATGTCGAGTGGCGTGCGCGTAAGGGTCTGCTTTTAGCGTTCCCCAAATACCTGACAAATAAATATAAGGTACGTTGTTGGAATCTAAGAAAAACGCATCTCCACTTACAGGGGCGTGATAAATCCACGTGCTTGTGCCGGTACGATATGCAATCTCATCGTTATGGCCGACAAAGTCTCCGCTTAGCCCACCGCCGGCATCATGTATCCAAACACGTTCTCCTACTCCAATCACATAAACCGGAGGAGGAGATTGGTAAACGTCCCGCACGATGCCAAGCCAGTTCGTATAAAACCTGACATCGTTTCCGCTCTGTACCCACGTCCAAGACGAACCATCATACGTGCCGACTTCATTCGCATCAAACGCATAGGCTATTGCCGCTTCAGACAATCCTGTTATGGCTTCAATATTCGCCTTGGTATCTTTGAACAATACCTGCGGCCTGCCAAGTTGAGTATCATTATTTTGCATACTGCTACACCTTGTTCGGTTGATAGTTGAACAATCCAACTAGATCAACGTAACGTCCTACAAACTTTGTTGGTAGGGAGCCTGCCGCTGAACCATCAACGTAAAGAAGCTCAAAATAAAAAGCGCCGTTCTCGTATTCATTCCCGACCGTGCCTTTTCTTACCCATCCAACAGCAGTGGATGTGTAGGCGGACAAATAATGTTTCCCCGGCAACATCAAAATCTCTGGCGCTACAGTTATTGAGTTCTCTGTTCCAGTTCCAGACGCAGTACCCAAGCAGGAAACGCCAGACGCCAATGTATACAAAATATTCGGAGTTGCTCCTGTTCCATCCACGAATTGAAAATCATACGTCCCGTTTGCGTAAAAATCCCACTTCAAGGATGAAATCACAAATGGTCGCGTCACATACACTATTCCAGTAGCTCGATACCGCAATGCAGAATTTGAGTTTGTAGCATCCTGTCCAGCGGTAACCAGAGTCGGATTAATGCACGCCGAAATGGATGTTCTCGAAAACACCGTCGGGGCAGAACGAAGCATCATACTTCCAGCGCGTGTTGTCATGCAGTTATTCTGTTCACATATCCGTGTATCGTAAGAACGTTTGCAGATCCGGCGAACGCAGTCACAACAAGGCCATTTTGCAGTAACAGTCCAGGGACAACGAGAAAAAGGCCGCTTTCACCCGGAATGGTTTGTTCGATGTTTCCATCTGGCGCTGTTGTTTCCCCCCATTCAATTGACAACTTAACCGCTGCAGCACTGGTGTTCACGCACCATAACCATATTTCGTCAAAATCAGATGTTCCACTGACGGCCGTGTGAATGGTTGTGCCCGCGGATGCGTTTGCGGCCACCTTGATGGCCTTTCCGTTTGTGCTGCCAGATAGCAAATGTTTTGAAAAAGAAGCCATGCGAATCTCCTAACCAAAAACCTGTATTTCAATGATGTTATTTGAGACAGTGGGAACGCTGCTGCCAAGCGTTTCGATCTTGTCGTATAGCGCGTTGCGGCTGGGCGAGTGCGTCGCGTCGCCGTTCCAATCAGAACTATATGCGCTGTCATCCACCGAGGATGTGGACGCCATCGTCTCGATCTTGTCGTACACTGCCTTCATGCTGGGTGCGTGTTGGCTGTCGCTTCCCCACCCTGTACCATAGGCCGCGCTCGAGACGATGCTATACGCAACGGCGCGCAGAGAAGAAAGCGATTGTTGCAGATGGAAGATCAACGATCTCACCGTTTCGATGATGTCGTAAATGGTGTTTTTGCTGGGAGCGTGCGTCGTGTCGGCATCCCATGTGTCTGCATAAGCGGTGTCGTTGATCATCGCTTCGAGTTTGTCGTAAACCGCGTTCTTGCTGGGAGCCTGCGAAGTTACCCCATTCCAGCCTGCACCATACGCCGCGTCGCTCACCGCCGACGATGGCGCCGGCATGGATTCGATCTTGTCGTAGATTGCGTTCTTGCTGGGGGCGTGCGTGGTATCGCTATCCCAGCCGACGCCATAGGCATCGTCGTTCACGGCAGATGTGATGGCTTGAATTTTGTCATACACCGCGTTCTTACTGGGGGCACGACTCGTGTCGCCGTCCCAACCCGCTCCATACGCGGCATCATCCACCAACGCTGACGGATCTGTCATGCTATTGATTTTGTCAAAAACTGCGTTTCGGCTGGGGGCATGGGTGTTATCTCCATCCCAATCTGATCCGTATGCGGCATCGTTGACAATCGTCGCCGCCGGTGTGGTCCCACCAAACGCGCCTCCCACGCAAACCAGGTCCGCTGCGCCCGTGGCAGACTGATCAATGTCGAGGGTGATGACGTCCCCCGCCACGAAGTCGGTCACATCTGGCGCATTAATCGCTTGTTGGTCGGCATCGTTATATGCCACCGTCGGCCTGTTTGCCTGCGTAGTAAAAATGGTCGTCCCGTTCTTGTTGATATCAACGATGGTCGAGCCTGCCGTCCCTGTATTCTTCAGGTAGATGCGCCACGATGGAATGACCGTATCCGCGACCACGACAAAGGCATTGGGAACATTGGGTAGAGCTGCGAGAGCGCCATCCACTGCAAACTGGACCGTGCCTCCACCCCCGCCAGAAACGTCCGCCCATTCCACGTCATAGTCATTGTTGCTGGCCTTTGCAAGCACCTGCCCTTCAGTGCCGCCCGTCGGAAATGGGGTAGCGCTCACGGTGGGACAGTTTCCCCAGCGCATGTCCACAATATCGTTGCGTTTGCCTGCGCGCGTATCACGCGAGATGATCACCTGGCCTGCGTAAAGCATAACCGCCGCCACGGGAATATTTCCCACGGGCGTTGTTGGGATGTCTGTATCCTTCAACACGCCGCGCGACCCTTGCGTTGTCCCTGTGGTAATGACCAGTTGCGTTTCGCCGTCTGGATCGATCGAAAGCAACAGCCACAGCGCACCATTAGCCGGTTTGTAACTGGATAGATCGACATCTTCTCCCTGGTAAAAATACCAGTTCGTGCCGTTCCACACCACTGAACCGTACACGCGTACACTCAAACCATCTTCCAACGGCAGCACATTCAGCGGCATGATCTGCGCACCGTCCACCCAAACCACGTCATGGTTGGGATATTCGTGCGTTCTATGATGGTTCGGCAGGAAATATTGCCATGCGTTTGCGGATCCATTCGGAGAGATGATCTCCCGAACACCAAGCACTTGTAACTGCCCTGGCAGAAGGGGGTCGTATCCCACGCGCACCTTTACGCCTGTGATGTTGGCAACCTTCAGGTTGAGAACATCCATTGTGGCACCGTTGGTAAATTTCACCTTGGTGAATGGAGCCTTTTTCCCAGCCGAAACGATGGTGGCCGGCCAGGATTTTACGTCCACCTGTTTTCGAATCGAACGCTTCAAGGACTGCGAGAATTTTTTATTTTTCATTCTGCTGCAAACCCCACCACGTTGATCAAGTCAATGTTGCAAGCGGGCGCAACATCCTGCAGGTTTCCAGTTTTATCATGCCAGATCAGGCCGTTGTTTTCCGTAAACCATACTTCGGCATCTTTAGCCGCCAACCATTTCACATCATCACCGCCGTTTGCCCAGCGTCTGAATCCAGTTGTAACTGTTCCCAGCGCGGCCCACGTATAACCCAAGTCGGAAGTCTGTTTTCCCACTTCTGCCACGTTGCCATTTCCAGAAATTATTCCAGATGGAGATTGACATAACGCGCAGGGTGTCTGCACTCCAACCACGTCGCTGGCCGCTGTGTCAACCTTTTCCCAATTGGTACCGTTGTCTCCTGTAATGTACAGGTATCCTCCGCCACTCAGGGAGCAGGCAACGATCCCGCCTGCTCGATATTGCAGGGTCAGTCCAGATAGGATCACTCCATCTCCATCAATTAAGATTTTCTGATTCGCCAGGGCAACTTCACCGCCGCCATCCAGTGTCGTTACCGCCGCCTCCGCCGACAAACCAACACGGTGGCTGTTCACAAAAAGCCAGGTGCCGTTGCTGGTCAACTCGCTAAAATGCCGCTGCACCTCGTCCCAGCTGTCGGTTTTTCCGACGCCTCCTGAATTGCCAGCGAACACATGCGCTGTCCCGAACAGGTGATTGTCTAACTGGTCATCGAGCAGGATGGCGATGCAATTTCCAACGTCATCCACGCCGAAGCCGATGATGGGATGCTCCATCGGTTTTTCGATATTGGACGATGGACCGTCAATTAGTGAATACCAAGTGGAGCCAAGACCATACGCTACATACACCCGGTCCTTCCCTGATGTTGTTCCTTTTCCAACATCAGTTGTCACCAGGGCGAAGATTGCTCCATCGGCGGTTATCCAAAACTTGACCACGTTTTTTGTTTCGTTTTCAGTCATGCCCGCGTTCATATAAAACCATTGCGGCTCGTCATCATCAAAGTTCACGGTGTACAGAATTCCGTAATCGGTGGTTGCAATGATTACTTCCTTTACGCCGTCAATGGGAATGCCGCCGCCAATGGGTGGAGGTGGGGGAGTGCTAGGTGTGGGTGGGGTTGGCGGATTTGGCGCGACCGAGGGCGGGTCGCCCGTGATGGCCAGCGTAGGGAAGGATTCAGGCTCCACGGTAAGCGTATGTTTTAAGAAGCCAGATTCACTATCCCATTCCACGGAAATCGAGCGCGGAATCACCCTGCCATCGAACTCCATGCCGCGGTTATTGTCCGCCGCTTCAATCGTGAGTAAAAGATAATTGAACGGTGCGATGTCGATCAGGCGGTTGTTGGCCGCCAGCGTAATATCCATTGATGGGATCGGGTTATTCTTGCGCCCCATCACCAGGCCGGCCAATTCATTGGCTTGCGCCTGCGATTCCAGCAATAACCTATCCAGCGTCTCGACCTCGCCATATCGCCGAAACACATGACCAGGCGCAAGCGAAAAGAACGGCAACGCCGTGGAGTAGGGCCGCACTGCCACGCCCGATAGATCGAGCATTGCCGTTGTGTCTACAATGGCGCTCTCGATCTGGAGCGCGTCCGACCAGTCGCTCTTTTCAATCCGCATTACCTCGGGGATATTTCTATCTGCAACAGGTGTATATTGCGGATCAATTCCAATAAAGAACCGACCGAAAAGGTCACAACATGGAACCGCTAGAATGGATGTCTGCGCTATTTCAATGATCTGCTGCCAGAGCGATTCGGCGGGCACTTCAAAAGCAGATGCGTAGAGCGAATTTCCCGTCAGTGTAATGTCCATTACCGCGGTAGCCGTGCTGCGCCATTCGAGCAGGTGCCAAAGCGCCTTATCTACCGTTAGGGTGGGGAAGGATGTCCATGCTGGCGTCGGATTCATTTCCACACCAGGTGGGAAGCCAGGCATACGGTTCAGCCAGAACTGCGGACCCTTCACGCTGAACGAAACGGAATTTTCATTCGGGTTATATTGAATGGTTTCGCCGTCGATCCATCCAATGCAGACGATGTTTTCACGGCCGATCTGCTGTCCCATCTCGACGCGGGATGATCCATAATAATCACGGGAAAATAGGATCACCTTAGCGCGGTCGCGCACATAAGCGGCGTCTCCTGCCATCGTCACATCGAATTCCCATCCACCCGATTCCATATCGCACGCAAGGGAGCCGACCTGAAAAACTGTCTCTGGCCGATGGGTGGTGTCGTAGACGTATACGTAGCGGTAGCCCGTTTTTGTTTTGCCTGTGATGACTGCTGTAACGGTGAGCGATAATCGGATCACTCCGCCCGAAGGATAGGACGCCACTGTGAGTGTCGGCGTGGCCGAGGCGCTGTTTGAAAGTGTGCCAGCCGAGGCTGTCCACAAATAACTCTCGACAGCCGAATCGAACAGCCACGAATTGGACCCATCCAGGGCAAGCGTGGCAGGATAGGCAGTCACGTCCAGCACCGCGTCACTGCCCATTACAGGAACAGGATTGATATACAGGTGCTGGTCACTATATGCGATGTCGCCGTCCATGTATGGAATTTCGCTGATGATCTTGGCATGTTTGGCCCACAACCCGAACTCATCAATTACGGTCAGGTATAGACCCCTGTCCCAGTCGATATCGCTTTCCTCTCCAATGTATAAAATGGTCGGCTCCGACTCCGACACCTTGCGAACGCGCGCCTGACCAACATCGCAAGCGCCCGCCGACGAGCCGACCCAGACCGTCATCCCCGCGATGACCGCGCTGTAAGAACCGCTTGTCACCGTTTCGAAGGTCACTTGCATGATCTCATCCCGCGCCTTGTTGTCCCAACTGGCGTGTGATGGGAACGCCTGTGCGACGCGTGCCGCCATGACCACGCGCGGCGCTTCCAGGCCGGCCAGGTATAGCTGGCTCCACTGGCCATCCTTACGCAAGTTGGTCAATTTCCAGGCAGCAATCGTGTTCACGTTTGCACTACCAATCCCACAAATGTGATAATGAAATCAACCTTGGAGTACGAGTCGGGATCCTCCTCGGTCGGCCAGATCATGACGCCCTTGAAGCTCTTGTATTCGTTTGTGTTTTCATTCGTGCGCGTGCGGATATATATCTCCGCGCTCGATCCCGCGCAGAAGGAACGTAATTGGTCGCGTTGAGCATCCGTCAGAGACGCCCAGCGCCAGACAGCCGATGGAAAGCCAATGCCGCGCGTCGTCATGTCCCCAAGCGGGACAATGTTCTGATAGGATTTGTAGATCGCATGAGGTGGCGGCAAGGGGACGGTGAGACCTTCCAGGTTGGTCAGGCCGACCAGCGTACTACCGATCTTGTAATCGTAAAGGTAGGTAGGAGTAGGCATTATCCGATTGCCTTTATTGCATCAGATAGATCACGTACCAAAGAGCGATTATTTTCCTGCAACGTGCGCTTCACCTGCATCAATGTCATGCCGTCTCCCACGTTAACCGAGATGTTCTGTGCCGCTCCGCCCGAGCCGCGCAACAAGGACGCCATGATATTCTCCTGCGTCAACCTGCCACCAATGGATGCTTCCGCCGCGCGGCGTGTCCGATCCGAAAGAACGAATTCGCGCTGACCTTTGCCAATGCGGATCAAGCCGGCGTTGGCATATCCGCCCGAATCGTGGGTTGGGCTGTTCGGTCCCGGCGCGGGCGGAGGTGTCGTACCATCCGCTGTCTCTTCGGGCGTTTGCTCTGAAAACAGGGCTTTTTGCGATTCAAGCCATTGACGTGTTTGTTCCAGCATGGCAGAAAAATAATCCTGCCGAAGTTGATATTCGTCTCCGAGATAAATTCCCAATTGGTTCAATTGTTCATTGAATGCTTGTAAATTTTTAGCGTGTTCCTCGGCGTGAGCGGCTTCGAGCTGTTTCAACTCGTCAGCCTTTGTCTTTTCCAGTTCAGCCAACTGTTCCTGGTAAGACTGATTCTCGGCAATCATCTGGTCTTGCGCCGCTTTTTCGGCCGCGGCTTTTTGCTGTTCGTATTGTTGCTGTGCCGCCTGCAATTCCATCTGATGGCGGCGATCTAATTCGGCCAGTTGTTCTTTTGTTTGCTGTTTGGCCTGGGCAATTTGCTCTTTGGCGTTTTGTTCTTCCTCGGCGCGCTGTTTGGCGTAATCACGATTTTCTTGCGCCAGGGCAAGCGCATCGCGGCTGTTGGTCAGGTTTTCCACGCGCTCGGCGTGCTGGGTGGCCAGTTCCTGTAATCGTTCCTGCGCGTCCTTTTGGATCTGCGCCACCTGGTCGTTTCCCTGTTTAACAATGGAGGCCCGCTCCTCCTGGTAATTGGCTTCAATGGTTGCGAGCTGATTTTGATATTCCTGCTCGATTTCGCTCAGCGTAGCCGAAAGCTGCATCGAAATGCCTTGCATGGCTTGCGCGTGCGATTGGTAGAGTTCCTGTTCGCGTTGGGCATAGCTCGTCTCGATGGATAGCTTTTCTTCGCCATAGCGTTTATCGGTTTCGGTTTCGGCTTTCTGATAATCAATCGACGCTTGCGTCGCTCCACGCAACGCATCTTCAGGAATCATGTTTTCCAAGGCGTCAGTCACCTCGCCAGCCGTGTCCGCCAGCTTCTTGTTCGCCTTCGATTCCTCCCAAATCTTCTTCGCCGTTTCGTCTGAAACCTGTCCGCCGTTTTTTATCGACTCTACCAAAATTTTGGATTTGTACTCAATTAGTGTCGTAAACTTGTTCCACTCTACACCGGCCGAATCCATCTTCCCGCCCTGCGAACGAACATATCCTGCGATCAGATCATAAATCCCAACGCCGGCCAGTACGCCGCCTAAAACCGAAAGCACCGATCCGACAATGACGGTAATCGTGGCTGTGGATATTCCAGCGATCATCCCAGTGGTTGCGGCGCTTGATGCCACTTTTTGCGCCGGTGCAAACAACATGCCTCCGCCGGCTTTACTGGCTGCCGCTTGGGCCACAACACCAGCTAGATATTCTTTAACGCTCTTCTGAAACATGAGCGTGGCAGTTGCGTATTCGGTGTGTGCGAAGATATATTTTGCATCGGCGAAAACCCTCAAGCCGCCGGAGATCAACTTCCCTAATGCCCCAATAGAGATGGCAATCCCTGCCGCGGTCGCAAGACCTTTCACCAGGTCGGGATTTGACTCAGCAAATTTAGCGGCTTTTTCTGCCAGGCTTGCGGCCTGCTCGAGCGCAGGCACCAGCGCGGTCATGGCTGAGCGTCCAATAGATTGATAACTTTTCTGTAGCTTATCCTGTGATGCCAGCCAGCGCTGAGTAGTTGCGTCTACAACGCCGCCGGCTTCCTTGATGCGCTTGGCTTCCGAGTTCGCCGCCAGGTACATCCCACCGATTACTGCTGAGCCGGCCGCAATAAGTTTTGTTGAACCTTTTCCGATGTCGTCTGAGAGTTTCCGTAGCGCTTCAGCTTCCTTCTTGGAACGCTCGAAGGCCTGCGTTACCTTTTCTTGCGCTTGCGATAACTTTGCCAATCCTTCAGTTGCGCGCTCAATGCCCTCTATGTCCATATCCACGAGGGCTTTGGTGATGTCTGTAATACCCTGTTCGGTCTGCTGTTTAGCAGACTTATCGAGCAGAAGTTGAAGGAGGATGGTGAGATTGTCGGGCATTATTTCTTCTTGGAGCGTTTATCGTGCTGGGCTACCATTTTTTGGAAGATGCTATCCACATAGAGCAGTTGATCGGTGAGAACTTGCGGTTGTTCAAGTAATTGATTCGGTAAAAACCGTTTTCCAGTGGCTTGCCATAGCACCCACAACGGGTAGACTTCTTCGAAGTCTTCAATGGTGATGTCCAGTACTTCAGGGATGAACGTATCAGGTTCATCCCTGGGGAGCGAACGCATCAGCCGCTTTAAGACTTGTGCCGCTTCCGTCCGTCTTTTTTTTTCTGCTCATCCGGTGTGAGCGCGGCCTCGATGGCCTTGATAGCCGGCTCCATCCATGCGAACCAATGCGGGTTCAGCGCACTCGCCGTCCTCAACCACTGCTCCACATCCTGGTCGAGCATGGATTCGAATTCCTGCGCTGTCGGCACATCGCCTGTTGAGCAGGCCGCCAGCGCCGAATAGATATTGATCAACGCTGCCTGAACGCGTGGGTTGGTGTGCGGTTTGGCGATCAGATCGTTGATGATGTGTCCGCGTTCCAAACCCATCAGGTAAGTGGCCTGGTGGATTTCGATTTTTCTTCCATTGGATGCGATAAAATTTTGGGATTGGGTGGGCATGTTTCTCCAAATAAAAAGAGCGCAGAAAACCCGCGAGGGGCTTCCTGCGCTCTGGGCGCTTACAAATTCGATTGTTTGTATTTTACGTTTCAAGATATAATTTTTACAGTGTCATTTTGTGCAATCAAAAGGGAAAAATCATGGAAACTTTACTTCAGCAGGGCGTGCAAGCCTATCGCGCAGGAAAACGCGATGAAGCGCGAAAGATATTTCTTTCATTAGTAAAACAGGAACCTGACAATGAAAAAGCGTGGGGTTGGATGTATGGTTTATGCGATAATGATAAGGAACGTCTTCATTGTGTAAAGCAACTGCTTCGCATCAACCCCAAAAACGAAAAAGCCAATGAGTTATTGCAAAATCTTACCGGGTCGGCGGTAGTGCAACCGCCGACCAGCGTGACAATAGATCCACCGCCTTCTAAAACTCCAACTCCGTCGTTGAAAAGTTGTCCCTATTGCGCCGAGATGATTCAGGCTTCCGCCATTGTTTGCCGCTTCTGCGGTAGAGATTTGCGAACGGGCGTGATGAATGCAAATCAACCGCAACCACAGAAACCCAAAAAATGGTATCACAATCCCGCCGTCAAGATTTTCACTTTCCTTTTCCTTACCCCGCTGTGGACCGTGATCGTGCTCGACGATCCCGACTCAACGTTAAGCGTCAAAATTGTTGCAGGCGCATTGCTCGTGATTTACGTGATTCTAGTTTGTCCAACACTCTACGGTATTGTGAATTAAATTTTAGTTTTAAAGCAAACGAATCAAAAACCCCGCCAGATAAACCAGGCGGGGTTTCGTATTTCACATCCACATATTACGCGTGCTGGTACAGCAGGATCACCTCGGTTTCATCCGTGGGGATGGCCGGGTAACTGAAGGTCACGCCCGTTTTCGCCTTGGTGATGTTGCTGGTCACCTTCGTGACGGTCGTACCGCTCGCGGTGTAGACCTCAATATCATTTTCATCCACCGCCTGCAGAGCCGCGTCGAACGCAAAGGTATCCTCGATGCCGTCGGCCACGAATGCGGCGATGCGCAAACGGTCTGCCGAGAAACCAGACTGAACCGCCGACTGTGCGGCGCCGCTGGTATCGTCCACGATGTTGGGACCCCACAGGTACCGCGTGATCGGGTTCGGGGCCAGCGTGAAGCGCATCGGCTCGGGATTCTCGCCCATGCCAGGCAAACGCGGCACGGCGCGCGTGTTGGGGATCACGTGCCAGTGGTAGCGGCTCATGCCAGACTCGGAAAGAGCGGCCTGTTGCAGGATCATGCCAACGTTCGGCTCTTTCCCTTGCAGGTCCGTGGCGTGGGGCAGGAAGCGCGCGCCGGCCAGCGTCTGGACGGTGAGACTGGTCACCGCGGCCAACAGGTCGAGGTCTTCGGCGGCCACCTGCAACTCGCCGGTGATCGCTTCTTTGCTGGGGAAGATCTGCGTCAAGAGCAAACGATCATTCCCAGCATGGGGCACGCGGCGCGGTTCTGGGATGTTCAGGGTGAACACCTGCGGACCGTAAACTTCATACCCGTTGTAGGCAGTCAGGCCAGCGCCTTTGGGGCGTCCGTTGGCATTCAGTTCGTACACAAATGCCGACTGAAGGCCGGCATAGACAAAGGGTTCACTTGCGACGGTCATAGGATACTCCTCTTGCTACGTGCGGTTCACGATCTGTTCGATCGTTACCGACAGACGTTGCGACACAAAAACAGGTCCCGCGTCGGGATTGCCGCGCGAGTTGTAATAGAGCGGTTCGCCAACGGCGCTTAAGAAGCTGTCTCGCACGCCTTGTGCGCCATTCAGATTGGCATACAAACGGAACAGGTCGTAGGTCGCTGCTCGATACGCCTTAAAGTTCGCCCAGGAAGTGGCTTCTGTTTTGTAGCGGGCGAACAGATCCACGAAAACTGTCCACGTTGTTACCTGGATTCTTGCGGCGAGCCTGGCGCTTTGGAATGTCCCAGGGAAAAGGACTGCAAAGTAATCGTGTCCGCGTCCCAAAACGGTCAGGTCACTTTTCGTCACCTGGACGTCCTTCGTGGCCGGCTTGATGAAATCAGGCAGTTCGTCTTTCAGCAGCGTAATGATTGCGTCTTCGCAAATCGAGTAATAGTCAACGGGCATGGGGTTACTCGCCTTTGAAACCAGACTTGACAACAACGACGCGCAACCGCTCGATCACGCGCTTGGGGAGATCACGTAGACGGGCGTCAACGGTTTCACGGAACAGTTTCCAGCGTCCGCGGTGAATGCGGCTTTGCCCGGGCCCGCCAGGGTTGGCAGACCCGCCTACATAACGCGCTGCTGGGGAGGTGCTTCCAATCTCAGCGCCCAGGGAAGCCTTGCTGGCAACCCATGAGCTTTCATAGATGCCCTTGCGCTGATATGGAATACCGTTTCCAAAACCATTCGTGGCAAAAAAAGCGCGGCGCTGTTTCTCACTGTCCCATTGGACCGGGTACGTCACAGCTTCGCCGCTCTCACCCATCGCGTCTCGGACATCCTGGGCGGCCATCCACAGCACATCTTCAGCGGACCCGAACAGGTTCGTTCCAAGTCGCTTTAAGCGGTTGACCACCGACTGGATGTTCGATTGAATTCGAAACATGCTAATGCTTCCCGATCACGCGCATATAGACCTGTTTTTTGATGGACGACGATTCCCGCTGTTTCAGTCCCATCGCGGCCAGGCCGTCCTGGTTTGCTTTTACCCACGAGTTGATCTCGTTGGTGATGACCTTGAAAGGTGCCGTGCCGCGCTCGATGGCGCGTTCGGTAAAGAAACGCCCGCTCGAGTTGGCGGCATGGCAAAGATCAGCAACCAGCGGAATGACCACCGATGAGATGGCATTCACCACCTCGGTCAAGGTCCCGTCAATGGGAACAATAAACTGGTGATTGGCAAGCGCCAGGTCAACCTGTGCGCTTACCTGTTCCAGCCACGTCTCCACTTGAGATAACGTGGGATTGGTGTCATTCACGTATACAGTCGGGTCAACAAACGAGCCGTTGTCCGTCCATACACGCGCCAGGGCAGCCACATCGCTTACTGTTCCATAAATGACGGGAGTAATCATCCGAGTTCAGCTTCCTTGCTCTTGCGCCTCGACTTCTTCAGCGGGTCGGCCTCTGCCGCCCCATCAGGCGTTACCACCGTAACGGGCGGTTCCTCTGTGTTGGGGGGGGCCACTTTGGCAGGACTGGCCGGCGCGTCCATCAGGCGGAGTTTGTCGAGGAAGCCAGAAGCCTCCTCGACAGTGAGTTCCACCTTATCGCCAGCCGTGAACTGGTCGTGAGCGCCAAAGATCATTCCAGGTTTGACGACATAGGTAGGCATGGTTCACCTAGCAGCCAGTGACGTGGCACACACCGGCGTGGCCGTCGGCGTTGAACTTCACGCGCGGCACGGCGGCGGTCAGAATACGGAACTGGGCAACCAGTCCGCCTTCCTCAGCCCACTGGACGGGGATCACATCCTGGCCGATCGCCAGATCAACCACGTCCGAGGTCAACTGCACGAGCGTGGCGTGACCGTCAGTCAGGCGGCTCGAGCGGCGCACGTAGCGCAGGTCGGGGATGGTGCGCTGGATGACGGAGAGCTGCGTCTCGCTCTTGTTCGCACCGGTCAGCTGCAGGGTCTGACCATACTGGGTGTCGGCAACGTACAGACCCCACGGGCCGTAGAAGCCCCAAGCCGCCATCGCATTGATCATGCCGACGATGGTCTTGTGGGCGTTTCCGTCCGTGCCCCAATCGCCGCCACCAAAGTTGCCGGCGGTGTCGGTCTTGCGGTTGGGATGGTTGGTGTAGCCGTAGATCTTGAAACCGGCCAACTGCTTGGCGTGGCCAGCAAAGATCATTGCTTCCAGGGATTCGCGCACCTTGATGGTGGCGACGCGGGTGCTGGTCACGTCCAGGCCTTCACCGCCGCGGCGGGAGGCGTCCAGGGAGCGGGCGTCCAGGTAGAACGGCTTGGAGATGATCGGCACGGGGATGCTCTGCGGTTCGAAGGCCGGGCGATCCGACTCGCCCTTGCGGGGAGTGATCGTCATCGAGACATCCGCGTCGCTCATATCGGTGAGCTGTTCGTAGGTGGAGATGCTGGTGCCGAGGCCGCCCAAGGGTTTGGTCAGGCCAGCGGCGATCAGATCTGAGACGCCCACGATGGGTTGACGCATCACGTCCACCACGGTGCGGTCGATCTCTTCCCATTCGGCCTTGCGGAGCAGGGCGTTCTGGCGAACGGAAGCGTTCTGCTTCATGCCGAGGTACGGGCGCATGGAGCGCACGTCGAGGCGGTCACCCTCTTTCATGAAGCCGTTCTGAAGGATGGTTTCGTTCATTACAGCACCTCCACACGGATGCGGGCGGGAGCGGTCCCCGCCGAGTTGTTGACGGATTCGAGAGCACGGGCCACGGCGGTTCCGTTGTTGGCTTTGAAGCAGCCGGCGCCGTCGCTGGTGAGCAGTGCGCCCGCGGCGATGTTCTGGCCGGTGGCGAGCAGGGCGTAGAACTCCTCGCCGGGCAACCCGGTTTGGTGCGGCACAGCCTCGCCAGCCTCGTCATACTTGTCGTCAATGCCGCGTCCGTCCACGGACATTTCGACCGCAAACATCAGCGGAGCGGGAAGCGCGCCGGCGGTGGAATGCGGCAGAACGGTGGTTGCGGTGGCATATTCGAGCATCATGCCAGGGGTGACGGGCGCAAGATACGGATCCTGCGAGCCGAGCGCGGACTCCTTCACGAAGGTCCCGCGGGTCTTCAGAGCGATGATGTGAGCGGTGCTCATGGTTACGCCTCCTTCTCAGGTTTGGCGAGCAGGACGGCAGGAACCGCCAGGAAATCAGGTTCCTGGTAGCGCGCCCCGCCCAAGCCAGCGTAGTTGACGTTCATCTGCGCGTTCAGCTTGGTGAGCACGGGCAGGCTCATGCCGGCCAGCTCATCGTCGCTGTACACGTTGGAGCGGTTCGCCTTGATCTCGGCCACGACTGCCGCCTTCTCGTCCTGCGCCTGGCGTGCGGCGTTCTGTTGAACGGCCAGCAACGCGGGCGCAGCTTGCGCCAGGGCCTTCAAGGCGGAAAGCTCGCCATCGGTCAGGATGGCGCTGTTCTGCTTGGGTTCGGGTTCATCATCTTCCTTGTCCTTGGCCGGGGCAACTTCCGAGACATCGAAGGTGGGTTCTTCCTCTTCGCTCTCGGAATTCGCCTTGACCTGGATGCCCTTGCCCGACAGATAGGCCAGTAAGTCATTCCATTTCATGCTGTTCTCCTTCGAGTTGGTTTTGACAACGCGGTCTGCGTTCGCCGCGGTGTTTGCGGTATGTGAGCGTACCTTGCTCATGCGCGCCTGAATGAGCATGTCCTCGTACGCGCTAAGGTCTTTCTCAAAGACCTTGTATTTGTCTGGGTAAATTCCCTTGTAGACGTTTTCTTTCCCAAACTTGGCAATCAGTTCGTTGGAATAATCAGCGCCCAGCTTACGAGTGGTATCCAATGTCAAACCAAGCCAGTTTTCGCCTTTCTTCTTCAGGCGCGTCATCTCTTCTTTTTGCGATTTCGGATCAGAGAAAATCTTTCGCAAACTTTCAGAAGCATTTTGCAATCCAGGCGTTTCAGACACGAGGTTATTTTTATCCCAGCGAGCCTTGGATTCATCAAATTTTTTCTTTGTCTCGTCGATCTTCTTTTGACCTTCAGGCGAAACTTGTTCGTTCTTTGGCGAAACTTCCACAAACCGATCGATCGGGTCGGCTACACTTCCAGTTCCGCTGCCGCCATGTGCATCTTGCGACGTTCCGTTCTTATGCTTTCCCGGCCCATAGTGGTTGCTCGTCACGCGAGCCAGCCAGCGCGCTACCGCGTTGGCCTTGACCCACTTGCCCTTTTCATCCTGACTCCAGCCGGCTTTCTTTACAGCGCCCCATGCCTTCTTGGCGGCAGTTTCCTTGTCGTCACCGGCCTTCTGCGCTTCCTGGTACACGCTCTCCCAGATCTTCTTTCCAGCTGCAGGCAGGTCGCCAGTGGCATTCTGCAAAACCCATTCCTGGGATGCTTTCTTCCACTGGTCTTGCTGAGCGAATTCGATCTTCCCGTCCACGCCCTTGGCGTAAGGGACCTGAAAGCACTGGCCGCCACGATCAATGATCACGTAATCTTCGAAGACATCACGCACAAACCCCCTGCCGGCGGGTGTTTCGGCCACGTTGGCAGTTTTCTCCGATGCGGGACGAGTGGACGTATAAAAGGCTTCACGGACTGCCTGGGCTTCCTGTTCCAGTGACATCTCGTTTTGACGTAATTCATCGGTCATGGTTTTATTCCCATCCTTGTCTTTGCACGGACAGTCCTTCGCACAATTTAGTTTTAAAGCACACGAATCACTCGCGTTCCGATTCACACCGCACCCATCGGCCAGCGAACACGCGCCGATCTCGTCGGGCAAAATGGCAATGTGGTCGGGACGCAAATTGCGATGGACTACGTTATAGGGAGTCCCCAAAAACTGACCGGGCGCGGCCTCATCGTCGGCCCAGTAGCCTGTGGATGTTTCCAGCATCTTCCCATTGCGGACCGCTTCCTCGATGGCCTTTCCATCGCCCCAGCGGCGCAGCTCTGCCACGTCGAGCCAGTATTCGCCCGTCAGCCGCTTGCCGTCTCCGTCCCATCCGGCGTTATAGAAACGACCCACCACGGCTACATCAGGATCAGGTGCATTGGCCGACCCGCTGTTCTGCTTGGGATGATGGATGGTAATAGGGATACCATTCCACGAGCCGACGAAATGCGAGATCTCATCGCCAGGGACGAACGCGGTGTTCATTACCTGCTCTTTGGCCGGCACACCAGGCACAACGAGAAATTCTTTCCCGTCCCGCTCGGAGATTGTGAACTTGGTTTGGATTGTGGATGATTGTGTTTTCAGCATGGCAGTAGGAAAATAAAAAGAGCGCAGAAAACCCGCAAAGGGTCTCCTGCGCTCTCGGCGCTTACAGTGATTTTGTTATGCCTATTCTACGCGAAAGGCAATCGAGGCGTTATATGTCAATGTGTGCAAGTGCTTCAGCTTTCCTTCCAGGCTTGGGACGATTTTTCAGCCAATACAAAAACGTCGCACGTGGAAAGCGCCAGTCACGGCCATGCTTTTGAGCACCGCGAATATATCCATGTGAAGCGGCCCAACGGATGGTCCGCTCTGGTATGCCAGGATGCCCGCTGTGCTCTGCAAGTGAAGCGGCGTCAACGGTGGTGATCCATGCGGTCCCTAACTGCTCGTGGTAATCCTCGATCTGGCCGGAGTGCTTGCCATTCTCCAGATATTTTTCTATCAGATCGTACAAGGCGCGCACTTCCCAATCCTCGCCAATGACCAGGCCGCGCGTTCCATCCTTGGGGAGGACGACCTTCAATGGTTCCATGCCTGGTTCATCTGGGCGGATCGTGTGAATGGCGAAAGGCTGTTTTTTATTCATTGGACATCTCCAATTTCCGAATTGGTGCTCCGATTTTCGATAGAGCCTGAAGCAGACATGCTAATCTGCGTTTATTGAGTTCCGTACCGACGAACGGCTTCCCAGCTTTGTAGGCAGCGAGGCCGACCAGCCCGCGTCCCATGCAAATATCACCCATTGTCCGGTAATTCTCGATCAGAGCGATCTTCGAGATGCAGTCGGCCTCATCCATCCCGGAGAAATCGAAACCGATGTTGTCGTACTTACTCCCGCGGATGATCCAGGTGGGATGTTTACGATAATAAAGCACTGACCATCGCTGCAATTTTGGGTAGAGCTCTGCCAGGCGGTCGAAGTAATTCTCGACGTTCTGTTTTCCGATCTCAATGTAGACTGTTTGCGGGTTGATCTCTGTCACTCGACCAAAAAAAGCGTCTGTGAATTGGCTAAACGTATCGAGGTAGTCTTCCCGTCCGGCCTTGGTATAAAACGAGTTTACGTTTCCCAGATTCCAAGGTGGATCAACGAAGAGCAGGTCGGGCCTCACCCAGGCCGGCAACGGCTCAAACAGATTATGGACTGCAACCATTGCTCGCCCTGGGATTCCCCATATTTCGCCTTCCTTGATTGGGAATAAATCCCACGCGTTACCGTATTTCCATTCCATCGTCCACATCCTTCATTTCCCAGGCCATCGAATATTGTGCGCCTTTAAATAACTCAGCAATGCCAGTAACCTGTTTATAGCGATATACAGTGTCCAGGTCAATTCCTAAGTGCGCGGCAATATCATCCTCGCTCATGCCCTGTTCCAGTAAAGCGCGGATCAGGTCGGCGTCCATGTCCACCTGGTGGACACCGCGCGCCTTGTTAAATTGCCACGTAGCCGTCATGCGCTTGCTCATGTCGTGTTCGAGCACGACAATTGGGACGTAGCGCATTCCAAGCCAGTCGGGACCGCTGATCACGTAACGGTGAAAGCCGTCGATCACTATGAACTTTTGAAGGTCTGGGTCGTAAATGGTCACGATGGGAAATGCGAATCCATTATCCACAATGGATTGGCGAAGCAATTCCATCTTCTCGTCAGGCACGGCGTTTGGATTATAGGTGTTCGCCTGCACCAGATCACGCGCCACAAGCAGCGTATTGACGCACGGGATCAAAACTTTCTGTTTGCGCCGGCTATCCACTGAAATAGGCTGGATACTTTCACGCACGGTAAGATAGTCCTGAATATTTTCGATCATAGGTTCTCCATGTAATATTCGATCCATTTCTGGCGCGGATCGGGTTGATTGTCAACGGGCAGGTTGTTTTCGTAGTCATTCAGGATCAACTGGCGCACCTGTTGGCGTGCTACATATTCATTATCCATGTGACCGGCGAAACGTCGGGCCAGGATATCGCGCTTCGAAGGGTCGGGATGGGTTTCCAGAAGGAAATCGCGGTATTTGCGCCATGAGTTGTAATTCTTTGGTAGCTTACGGGCACGGAACAACTTGGCATTCTTACCTGTCTCCTGCGCTAGGGATATTCCCTTAGCACGCTTAACAAGTTTGTTGTACGTGTCAGGTTCGAATTCTGGCAGATCCACAAGAGACTTGAACGATTTCTCGTGGATAAGGGAACTTATGCGCATCTCTGTAATCGAATAACCTTTCTTTACCTGGTAATCATAGATCTTATGGTAACGAAGATTGTTCTCGAAAATGTAGTGCCATACATCATGGAAGTTCCAATCGTAGAGCGGATACATCTTGAAATTCTTGCCGGCGGTAGTCGCCCAATAGATCTTATTTCCGCCGATATCTGACGGGTTTTTGGAGACAGTACGCCAACGGTTCGGAGACTCCACGCCACGCAAGCCGACCAGAAAAGCCGTATTGCTGTAGCAACGCTCGAAGTTCATGAACACATCGTAGAAACCGAACCCCTTATTTTTGTCGGCTACGATCTGTGTAGAACGGTCCCACTGGGGGAATTTGATGGCGTAGTCCTTTTTTGGACGCAACCACAATTTGTGCTTGCCGGCCTCCCAGGGGATGAACTGTGTCTCGGTCAGGCTAGTGGCATTGGTCAGATTGAATTCCATCTGTAACCAGAGCGGAATAACATTTTCAGGCGCCATCTGTTCCATGATGTACTCGACCTGGTCAATGGTAGCTTGATAGACAGCCTCCTCGTCGAGAAAGAATATCCCGATCTTGCGGTTGCGGCGCCTGGCTTCCATCAGCGCCAGGTGTGCCAGGACAGTTGAATCCTTCCCGCCACTGATCGAAACATGGATATTCTCGAATTGGTCGAAAATAAACTCGATTCGCTCCCGAGCGGCGCTCAGCACGTTCCAATCATGCCGATAAACTTGCGTAAGTGTCATGGATGCGTCTACTCCATTCGTTGTAACGGTTGAAATACCAGTGATCTACTTTCAGGTCTGCCACTAGAACATTGCTTTCTACCTGTCCAGTTACGCGAATAAAATCACAGTAATCAATAAATCGGTGTGGTAGCTCTACGATCCCATATCGTCCGCCGGCCTGAACATCTTCGTAGGTGACGATCCGATCCGAGTTCAAGCGTTTGTTGCGTGATACGTAGAGCTGGTTGCTTTCCGAAAATAACGGCATGTCTATCGAATTGATGTGGATCAATTTGTCGGGACCGCTCAGTAGATAGAGATTGCGCGGGATGATGTGCGGATCTCTGTTGCCCAGTTCACGGAACATTTTCTCCCGTTCCTGGTTGTATTTCGTCCTGGTCTTTTCCGACGTCGGAACGTCTTCGCTCTTGAACAATATCGAAAGCGGTTGGACCATGACTTTGCTTTCCTGTTGGATTAAGAACGGGTCAAATGGCCGACGCTTCCAGCGACTGCGAGTATCGAAATCAAACAAAATCATGAAATCTTCACATGTATCGATCTGCGGAATCCACTGAAAGATTAACTGATGCGATGTTTGGTTTAGGTAGTTGCGGATGCAGTTGTACGCCAGGTCGTAGCGGTTTTGCGTTCGTAAACATTCATTGATCACGATCAGAGTGCGCCTATCAATTTCCTGTAGAAGACGATAGTACGTAACATACATGATCACGTCGCTGTATTTAATCTGGTCAGTCCCTGGAATGAGAAGCGGGAATTCATCCGCCGAAATTACCACCGTCTTTTGAATGTCATTCTCGGCGCGGAACTGCTCGATACGCTCGCGTTTCTCGTTGTCCGATAGGCCAATAAAAATCATAGTTCGCTGACCTTTCGTTTATTGACCTCGTGCTTGAACGATTTCACAACATCTTCCTTTTTCGAGATCGCCGCCATGATACGACGATCAATGCCAGAATTAGAAACGATGTCAATATAGGTGACGTGCTTGGTCTGGCCGATTCGGTGGCTACGGTCCTCCGCCTGGACACGGTGACTGTACTTGAACTCATTCTCGTAAAACACGTGATAATGCGCCTCATTCAAGGTCAGACCGTGTCCACCAGTAGCCTGAGTCGCAACCAGAAAACGCGCCGGCCCGCGAAACAACTGTAACTGTTCGTCTCGCTGTTTCTCGGATAGATCTCCATAATAGAGAGCGCAACCAGGCAGCACATCGGCGATCTGCTTCACGCTCTCCACGTATTTGCACCAGATAATGACCTTCTTGCTTTCTGGTATGCCAGAAAGCACTTCTTTTAACGTCTCAACGCGTTTATGTGGCAGTCGAATGAATTCCGTCCCGTTGCGGTTCCAGAATCCCGAAACAATCTGCTGAAGCGCTGTGAATAACTGGAAAATAATATAGTCGGGAAGCTCGTCCAGGATGCCGCCAATGATTTCTTCCTTGGCCTGTTCGTATGCGTCTCGCTGTTCCTTTGTCAGGCCAAAATAAAATTGATCGTAGAGCTTCCCGGGCAGGTCCATGCACTCTTCTTTTGTCACCTGATAAACAAAGGGCGATATTCTGTCGGCGATGTTGCCGACGTGGAGCGCTCGCACGACCATGCCAGGGTATTTGTCGCTGTACTCGAGGTGGTTCTTGGCGAACGAGTAGAACGAACCATAGCCGAGAATATCAGGAGACAGGAAACGCATCTGAGCATAAAGATCTTCCACGCCCTGGGTAATGGGCGTTCCCGTCAGCAATAGGCGATATCGCGCCGTCATTGAAAGTTCAGTAATTCGCATTGATCGCTTCGAAGCGTGACCTTTGATATAGCTGGACTCATCCACGATCACGAACGTGTCAGCGTCGATCAATTCGTGGATGGCAACCACAACGCGGTCACTGCTCGACATGGATTCAATCCCAACCACGTACCAAAAAGCTGGCGGGACATCGTCCTTTTCGTCGAACACGTGAATATCTGTGCTATTGGTGTGCTTCCTGATTTCTGCCGCCACGGTCAGTTTGAGACTGACTGGGCAGAACCAGATTACACGGCTAATACGTTGCTGTCGGCGCTCCACCAACTCAATGGCACAACGCGTCTTTCCGGTCCCCATGTCCATAAATAGGGCACCCACACGCATTGGAGCGACCTTCTCAACTGCCGGTATCTGGTGTGGAAAGAGCGCAGTTGTCGTTTGGATGTTGCGAACCGGCACATCCATAAATTTTTCAAGTTTATAGGAATGTTCTTGCTTTTCTTCCTTCTTTTTTCGCGGTGCTGGAACTTCAGGAATGATTACCCGTTGATATTCGCGCTTTGAATCCTCGATGCTTTCCAGCGCCTTCTGCGTAAACTGAAACTCGTGTTCTTCAGCAAAGCCTATCACCTCGGAAAAATAAATGGATGGAACCGACACGCATTTTGTGCTGCTATCCCAGGACGCCTCCGGGAGCATCAACGAGCGATGATATAGATTGTCATCCTGGCCGCGCCAACGCAAATGATATTTGCCTTCGATGAATTTTACCCAGCGCTTCTGCTCCGGCTTCCACGTTCCAAGACGCACCAATTCAGCCACTTGCTCATTCACCTCGCACATAAAGCCGGCGCCGATCAACCTACCTACCAGTTCAGCGGCTCGATCCTGTGGCTGGCCGTTCGTCTCGATGTTCAGTAACCGCATCCAGGCGCGATACTGTTCCGACCACTCCATAGAGACGCCCTTCACATGCTTGCGAAATATTTCGTTGTGCTCCTTGAATGAGCAAAACAGACCATTACCAGAGGTATACACTCTGGCAATGGTTTCGGTGACCGTGGAGACAGGCGAAAGAATCATAGTTTGCTTGAAAATTTGACTTTCGACACCTGCGCCAATTGGTGCGAGTTATATTTGCGGAAAAGCGCCTGCAACTGGCGATCATACTCAGCAGGGTCCCACACCATATCCGCCTGTGTGTTGATGGCTCGGTGCAGCGCCTGCGCAAATGGCGGTTGCATCCCAATCACGCGCAGTGCCTTAATAATTCCAGTGGCAGCATCTACCAGGATGACATGCAACAGCACAAAATCCTTGGCGGTAATCTCTGGTGCTCGCTGTTGCTGATCGGCAGGGATGCGGTGATACGTATACGGCGCATCGCTCCAGGCAATCGAATCGCCAAACTTGAACAACAAAACGATTTGGCTATCTTTAGCGTACAGCGCAAACCGCGCCTCGCCCTTGGCAACATCCCGAATCTCATCCGCGGTGGGGGAGTTGAGAAACAGGACCAACTCATGTTCCCCGCCGCGGTAGTTATATTGGATGACTTCAGGCCATTGCTGGCGATTTTGGTTGTAAGGTTGGCCTACCTGATAGGCGTACATAGTTATGCTCCACCCTGTTTCATAAGATCTTCTCGAAGAAGAACATTGTTGATATATCGGTGGTGATATTCAACAATAGCCGCCGCAAGTGATGTGGTGACGTTGAGTAAGGGACCGCCCAGTCCATTGATCGTCGTTGTATTTTCCCCGCTGACGCGCCCACGTTGACGATAATCAACCACGGCATCCAACAACGCCATGAGTGCTGCATCAAAACTTCCACCGTTATTACGATATTCTTTTGAAACAATCGAATCGTATGTATATTCTCCAGCTGGCTGATGATCCCAAATCAGGCAAAATAAATGAATATCGCGGTCGTATTTGCGACGCGGGAAGGCATATCCATAGTGATCGCAAATTCCCTTCAACGTGAACTCATTGTTCACCTCCATGTCTCGATTATCCCATGCGAATTCGTCCAACGTCCGCATTTCATCGGGATTTGATAACACCGCCTGTTTCCATTCAGACAGAACAGGATGAATGGTTTGCCCATCATTCACCAGAGTGAGCGCAACGCACTCGATGTCTGTAACTGTGGCGTGGACATCCACTGTTTTACCAGTTACCTCGAACTCGCCGCTCAACTGTTTGCGCCCAGCTCGCTGCGCACCACACTCATTAACCCACGCTTCAGTTTCAGACAGTTTATATCCATCTTGATAAAACTCATCTACCTCACCGACCACAAAGCACTCACCAACTGTCATATCGGAAAAGTTCTTTTTCATGGATGTTCTCCTATTTCCTGAAACCCTGGAAACCAGTGTTCTCGTAGATTGTATTGATCTCTTTGATGATCATCTGCGCACGAGCGAATTCTGCTTTTTCTATGCCATTTTCCCACTCGATCAGTCCAGCTTCCTCGAACGCGCTTTTGACGCGGGGCTGCCACTTGGAGTTGATCGTAACAATGCGTTCAAACTTCTCGACTTCGGCGTCCTGAAAAAGCGGGTAGGACAAAGCCCACTCTACCGCATCCTGAACGGAATGAGCGGCGAAGGTGATAGGATCTTCACTCAGTTCAGATAGAAGGTTAATTCCAATGGTGCCCTGTTTGCCGTACTGCGTTTGTTGCGTGAGTTGTGCGATCATTGTCTGTCTCCTGTGGTTGCTTGCCTATATGTTACCTCATAGGGTAATAATTGTCAATAGAAAAAGCAGGCTAAGGCCTGCTTTAGTGATTTATTATTTGAAGATGGAAATAACGATCTCAATCAAGAGAAGCACTCCAGCAATTTCCCATAAAATGGAATGCTTCTCCCCCTGGCGTGGAAATCGAAAGCCGCGTTTTCTCATAGGTTCCTCCGCTGAAATTATAGCGCGAGTTACCTTTTCCTCCTATCTTCCCGGAACATGGAGTGTCGCTCTTCGTCCGTCAGTGGATATTTCCCGCGCTCGAAGCGATTCAGTCGACCAGGGATGCCGTAAAACTGCAAACATGGCTGGCAGTATTTCACAAACGGATCCACGCGCAAGCCGCATTTTATGCAGCGCCAATCGGGTTGTTCATCTGCCGGCGCAGGCTGTGATCCCTTGGCGTAGTGCTCCAACAGATCCACGAACCGCGCCCCGTCGAATGGTTCCCCAATCATGCGCCGCTTCCAAGTTTCAACGTCTTCCCCGCCAAGGCATGCCCGACCAATCAAGCCGGCCGTGGCGTTGATATTGTCGGCGCTGGTCAACAAGTCGAGGGGATATTCAGTCAAATGACAGTACTTTTGCCACGAGCGCACATACACATTCACATTGTGCGGCGTAGTCGCTTCGGAAAACATTACCGTCGGCTTTCCCATTGCGACCGCCATCCATGCAAACGTGTTGTGACCGATTACCACATCCGCTTTTTGCATGGACGTAATCGAGTCGGCCAGGTCGTATCGCGCTATTTCCCACGTCAAACGGTTATCCAGTCCGCTGGGTTGCCACAGGCCGTTCTCATCGATGTCCCGACCATAGCGCACACGGACCGTCAGGCTGGGTGCCACCTCGAGCAGATCCAGCAGCTTTCGAAACACCGTGGCGTTGGCGTCTCTATCCGTTTCAGCGAAACTGCCTTTCTGGGCGTTGGGATGGATCGGGGCGAACAGCAACCGCTTCCCGTCCAGGCTGGAAGCGGATGGTTGAAACGGCAACACAGGCGAGTAGGTCCATCCGATCACTTCCACGGGAAATGGATATCCGTATGCCTGCATGATCTCTCGATGCCCTTCCGCAAACACGAAATTGCAGGCTGTATGTTTCCACGGTTCCACCAGACCGTCCCAAATCATGGCCGTGCGCGCCGCGTGAGGATAAACGAAAACGGGTTTGCCATGCCGGCGCATCTCTTCGAGTTGACATAGGCTGCCTTGCCGCTCATAGTCGATCAGCGCCATGTCAGCCAGGCGTGGATTGGTTGTCTCCTGGTAGCCGTGCGCAGTGAGCGCACTCACCAGTGCGTCGGCTTTGTCACGGTTTCGCCAAATTAGGAAGTTGATCATTTTGTTGACACTAACAATATGGTTACCAGTTCGGGAATCCGCAGATCGTACAAAACCCGATTCCGAACGGCAGACGCGGCTCGAACTGGTGGACGTGCCAGCAATGACACGAGAAGAAGCGACGGCCACCCACTTCCAGAATGGGACTCTCACACAGTCGGCAGACCCATATCCATACAAAACCGTCAGACGCACCTGACGGCTTTGGTTTGATGCGGGATGGTTTTGATTTCATCGATACTCACTGAGTTCGACAATCTGCGCTGACTCCATGCCCTTGTGCTTTATCTCTACGCGGTGGGCAACGGGGTCGTACCGAAATAGCAGCCGGCCGCGCCGATCACGCACGTCTCGAAAGAGGTTGGTTTTATGCGTTGCGTTCTGGATTGTCGGCGGCATGAATAACAATCCCACCGACGGTTTCAGACCGCGGTAAATGATTCGGCATTTACAATTGGAAAGGCATGTAGCCTGTCCGATCGGAACCACATCCCCAATGGGTATCCATCCCAGGTCGGCCAGCTCTACACAGCCGTGCGAGATATGCTCGCCCAGTGGGTCATGCTCATCACGGCAGTGTTCTGCTACACCCAACACGCGCCGCGCTTCGGTGTATCCCATTTTCTTTGCCATCCACAAGCGCCAGTTCTCCCACACGCCCTTGGATGCCATGCCATACATCCCCATGCGGTTGACGAAACGCCCATCCAACACGATCCGCCCGCTGATAATCCCTTCGGCGGTCTGATTCAGCCGTTGGAATAGCAGCCAAAGCAGGAACAGCAAGAGCGCCTTCTCTTCATCGCTCATGCCATCGTCGGCCTGCTTGCCACGCGCCGAGGAGATCGTCGCATGATACGAGAGCTTCATCAAGCGCGCTTGTTCGTTGTACCATTCCTGGGCGTCGATCTTGCCATCCACCAGGGCCTTGGCGTTGGCTCGCATCTCATCACGCACGCCCATGCTAAAGCGCACCACCAGCGCGGCCATACTCGCCGCAGAGACGCGCCGACGGCGTTTCCCTGTCACTTGACGGTAATCGAGGGTCGTTGGGTCTAGGGTGAAGTCAGGCATTTTGAAGTGTCAAAGATTCTTTTACAGTTGAATTGCGACTTTTCAAACGGGAGACGCTGCTATAAACAGCGTCTCCCGATCTTTTCGTACACATGGTACGTAAGGCTAAAACCGATTCCTTCATCCCCCATTACGGGCAATGGAAGCATTCGCCCACATCACGGCTTCTTCGAGCGCAGTGACAGCGAGCGATTTCTCACGCGAGTCGGGGCACTGCGCATCGAGCAGTTCAGCCAACTCCAAAGCCTTCGCCCGAATCTCCTCGTACTTTTTGGGCTGGTCTCCTTTCGGAGCGTGATAAGTAAAACGATTCTTCAAGTCTGCGATCATGTTTTCCTTTTCTTCCACGTTTAGCCAGTGGACGGCACGTTGATATTACTCGTGCATTTCTTCCATAACTCATTCGCCTGGCGCGCTTCCTCGGGATGCAGTTCTCGTAGGAACGTTTCCAGCGTAGTGCCTTCGAGCAGGCGCAAGGTCCCGCCGCGCGTGTAGATCTTGCGCGGGCGGGTCGGCTTGGCGCGTTTAGACTCCGCGGAGATTATTGGGTTAGTTGGCTGCATTTGTTCCGCCGTTCGGGTCCGCATTCGGATCAGCGTTGTAGGCATCTTCCAGCGCTCTGTAATCTGTATTGATGGCCGGCAGGGAAACCATGCTGCGCCACTCGTTTACTTCCAGCGCCTCGGTCGGCATCCCGCCCGTAAGGGTGCTGGCGCCCTGGGCTATCTTGCCGGCCAGGTCTGCCTTCTCGACCTCGGTAAGCGGGAATACTGGCTTCCATTCCAGGCGATATTTTCCAGACGCAGGAGGCGGCACGACCTTGTGAGCGATGCACCAATCTATGAACGGGTTGACCAACTCAGGCTCGGCAAAGTTCGTACGGCGATTCTTGATCACGCCATCCCAGGCACGCGCGTCCTGGCTACTTGCCAGTTCGCCTCGCTCCGAACCCATCAGGATCCGCTTCGGGATGCCCAGCGAGCCGGCCAGGTCGTCCATGAGCAGGTCAAACGTATCTCGTACACTCACGGTGTCCACGCCCATGTCCTTCAGTTCGGCGTTCTCAAGGACCATGTAGCGCTGCATCCTGTGCGTATAGTTTTGCAGTTGTTCCTCGAGGAACTTCCCCTCTTCCGAATCGGGAGAGGGGAGGGATGTACCCTCACGTCCCGTGACGGCCAGCCCCTTGTACATCGATAGCCAGACTGCCTCAGCACTGCCGCCAGTCACCTTTTCCAGATCGTAGAGACGGTTCAGGACCGTCTGCAAGCGAGGCCGGCCATAGACGCGGCTTCCCAGCCTGTTCTCGCTCACGTGGATTACCCGCGAGAAATGCACCACATTCCCGCCAGGCGGGACAGGCTCATTGGTGAACGAATTGAAGTTGATCGTGTACGAGGCTGGCATTCCGAAGCGTTCCGTCTTTGGGTCCCGAATCCAGTCAGCAATGGTGGACTGGCTCTCATCGTAGGCTGCCAGAAAATACAGTCCGCCCTTGGGTGCGTCCTGATCGTAATTTCCAGGTGCTCCCATGAACAGCACTGAGTATCTCCCGATGCCGCACATGATATCCACCTGGCGGAACATTTGCCACACCCCGAGGCGTTTTGATAATGCGTTGAACTCTTTCAGGAACGGTGTCATCTTGGCATCGTCCAGGCTATCCGAACGGACATCCCCATCAATGATGATGGGCGGGGTTGACCAGGTATCGTCGGCGAAGATCTCCACAACGCGCGTGGCAATGCCCTGGCGCTCATAGTGAGCGCGGTACTCCTCGATGTCGGGTGTCTGATCATAGCCAAACGCCGAGTAGAGATCGCGGTCGCCATCGAACTGCTTGCCGAGGCGGGCCGCCAACATGGCACGGCTCAGCAACTCCGCGTTTACCATAACCTGTGTCGGCGAGTGCGTCAGTGAGGAAGAATTGCGCTTCACCTCACGCGTCTTGTTGGATGTTTTCTTTTTCGCTTTGGAATTCATAATTTATCCTTCCGAATTCGTTCTTTACTTCATCGCAAACGGGATCAGTCGGTGACCATTCTTCAGCCACAATGCGAAACCGCGGTGCGTATCATTGTGGTGGTTTCGACATAGATAAACCATCGCTCGTGGAAACAGCCATTCCATGCCAAGCACGCGGTAAGTGGTGTGATGCGCGTCCAGGTTCGCCCCAATTCTGGTACACCCTTTCACCTGGCATCGGTATTCCGCTCGCTTTGCCACGCGCCGGCGCATCCATTTCCAGTAAGGTGTTTTCAGGTAGACGTTTCGATAAAGAAACTTGCGAACAGAACGATTGTAAAAATTTTTCATCCTTTATCCTTTCAACTTCGCCTTACCTGCGGCCCCACGCACCTACCGTGCGGCGTTCGGTCAAATCAGCCCAACACCACCACCATGAGTCCGCCAGATCGAGCGGCTTGTTCGGGAAGCGGCGCAGGGATTTTTCGAGCACATTATGTGTGCCGACCACGTGTACAACTTTGCCGTGTTCGTATCCTTCCGAAAGCATCAATTGGTTGCGTGCCATTTTGCTTCTGCTGTCACTGCCCTGGCCGGCGTCATTGCGCAGCCGTGAGACCTTGTCGCTTGTAAACGGCGGGATTCGGAACGGTGGCATGTCCTCGATGCGTTTGTCAGGATGGGCCGTCAACCACTCGCTCCGCATGTCGTTCTGAACCTTCTCAGAAGCTACCTTGTACACGCTCTCCCAAGTGTCGCCTCCCTGGTCGGTCTCCACGCCGACGTGCTGAGCTTCCAATTCAATGCCCTTGCGGATGGCACGCTCCATTGCGCTCTCGGGGGATTCAATGCCTTCCCACGCATACAGGTTGTAGACTGTGCCGCGTGGGTCGATCCCGCCCGCAGAGACACCCTGACAATCGCTGCCATCATTCGATGTGACGGCTGGGTCGATCCAGACCACGGTTCGCACCATATCTGGGAGAGCGTCCCATTCGATGTGCTGGAATTCGATGTGATCCCAAATTCCACCTGTCCGCTCTACGTCATGCTGGGCTTCCTGCAAAAATGCCGAGATGCCCCACAGGTTGATCTGTTCCTGGCAAATCGCCAAATTCTGCCCTTCCCACGTCGGCCGGCCGGCTGTAATGAAAAAACGCCCGTCACGCTGTTCGAACGCCAGGCCGTCTATGGCCGGGAACGGGCCAGAAACCCGCCGACTGGCAAGGAATTCCGCCCGACCATCTGCCAGCCTCGAGGCGATGGATTCGGGAGTGATTAAGTTTTGAATGAACAGAACTGCCGTATTGCCATTTGCGCCGGCAGGGAGAACGCTTTTCGTGATCGTCTCCATTTTCTTTTGCGTGGTTGAAAAAGAGTCATGGAGTTCGTCCACGTCATCCAGCACAATCAAATCAGGGCGTTGATCTTCGACCTTCACGCCGCGTGCGCCTGTGTCCAGTCCCAACGAGTCCACCGTGAACCCACTGGCCGTCCGCAGTCGGGACCGTCGCCAACCCTTCGAATTTCCATATTTCCCTAATTTGCGCTCAGCCATTTTCGGGTAGTAGCGGTCGATCTCGTCTGACTCCATCAGTGCCGCAATGGTATCCACGTGGCCGTCGGCTTTGTCCTGGGTGGATGAGATGTACCAGCAATAGCGCCGTTTTCCTGTCGCTCCCAGATATGTGACACCCAGCTCTGCGCTGGTGGACTTCGCACCGCCACGCGGCCAGATAGCCACGAATGGATCGGGAGCGGAGGCAGGCGTAACAGCATCCGTCCACTCCCAAAACTCAACATGCCTGGGTGCAAACGGTGCGGAGACATATCGAGGAAACATGGTGATCAACCAGTCGCGCCAATGCTCGGGGGCAACCACATCAACCGCTTTCGCCAGCCGACGCAGCTCCATCTCCGCCCGCACCTGGATCTGGATTAGCGATAATTGCGGCGACTTCTTCAATTGACGTTGCATTTTGAATGGCTCGCATTTGCTTGGGGTTCAGTTTGCTGAAGTCAACGTTCAGGCCCACGTTCGGCATTTTGCCGCGCTCGCTCATCTCCTGGGCGATGTCATCGAGTACGCCGCGCAGTTGGGCAACTTCCGCGGCGTTGAAATCCTCGTAACAAAATACTTCAGTCATGCCGATGGCTTTCTTGTTTAGAAGCCATAACTTTGAGTTCTCGAAAAGATCGGCTCGAAGTAATTCCGCCAGTTCGTGCAATAATTGCACACGGTTCTCCCGCACCGAAAGTCCGCTGATTAATGCAGAAAACTCCCCGCTCTTCTTGATGGCGTGGATGTTGTGTTTTCTGCTCTTACGATAAAAATCGACCTGCTGGCGTGTGACCTTGAACTTTGGCTTATGCTTGGAGGCGCGCTCGTTGATCTCGTCCGTTTCCAGCCCCTCGGCGATCCATGCAAGCAGAGCTTCCCGTTGGGACTTTTTCAGCTTCATCGTCTAATCGCGTCCAAAATTACTGCTTCTTCTTTCGTCGGACAAACTTTTCAGGCTTTACATCCTTCGGGGCGTATGTTTCCACCTGGCAGACCAGGCGAGACGCCCAGTCCTTCAGGTCATCAATCACATCGTCCCGTTCTTCCAGTTCGCCGCGGTAGCGTTCATTCTCGCGTCGCACCTGGGCAATGTCGATGCGCAGGCCCTTGATCTCTTCGCCTTGTTCGTCTCGCACCCGTTCCAAATTTTCGACTTTCCCCATCAATTCTTCGACGTGTTCCGCCCAACGGTCGGCTACCTGAGCGTGGATGCTGTCCGCCTCAGCGGCGGCTTTTTTGGTCTCGGCATCTGTTTTCTTTGTCTCGGCTTCCGTTTTTCTTTTCATAGACCGATACGCCAACAGGCCAGGAACGGCGGCGATCAGCGCCACCAATAACGGGATAATCATCTCGATATAGTCAATGGATGTCACGATGCCCTCGCAGAATCAAAACCGCCCCGCCAGTAAATGACGGGGCATTCTGATTAAACAACAGATGATTCCGCTGGTTCTTTCGTGATCTGCCTTTGGTTTTGGTATGCTGTTTCGCTCAGCGAATATCCCAAAATTGGCAAGCGAGCGTACTGCCCTTCAAAATGAAAGTCGCTGGATAGTTTCAACTGCCAGAAAAAGCCAAGGAAGATCTGGGCAATATTCAAAATAAGCTGCAGCTGGGCGTCCACTGCTCCGAACGAGATCGCAGGGTTCAAGAAGTAGAAGACTGCAAATGCGATCATGCCGAACAAATTGAGCGCAGCGCTCCAAGTGCCCGAAGTGCCATCTTTCACCAAGCCGAAGCGCTTGAAAATATCCACGATCAACGCCACCAACATGGCAATGGTTCCGTTCGCGCCGAACCAGATCAAGATCGCAAGCAGAAAGTCGAGGTCAAGTTTCATTGTTTCATCTCCGTGAGAATTATCGGTCGGTTGGGCGGCTGGTCAGGCGAGTACAACTCCATGAGCGCGACGCCTCCGCCAGCCATGCCCAGCCCATCATTCCCCGTCAATATAGTAGATGGAACATATTTTCGACAGTTGTCAAATTGTGCAATAAGATAACCTGCCGACCAGTGTGAACCCACGGATGTCAGATATATATAGCAAAAAATCAAGATGGATAATATCCATCTTGATTGGGCACCGGGCAGTCAAGACATGTGGAATACCTACGGTTAAAACGCTAATTTTTATCGAATAGCAAATCCTGAACAATCTCCAACACATTACCCCACGAATAAGC